TTCATTGAGTCGAGAAATTTGGCCCCACCCAAAAGTCACAACCATTTTAAATCATTGAATTAATTTGAAGAGCGCTTTTTCATTTACGCTTTTGTGAAAACGCATTATAATGTCGCCGATGGACCAACCTGCATGGAAAAAATGGCGACAGCAAGGACTCGGCGCAAGCGATGCACCGATCGTTATGGGCGTGTCGCCGTGGACAACGCGCTATCAGTTGTGGTGTGATAAAACTGGGCGCGTAACCAAGGACGACGGCGACAACTGGGCCACCGAGCGTGGTAACCGTCTAGAGCCAATGGCGCGAGCCGACTACGAGTTGCGCTTCGGTCGCGAGATGCCGGTCGTGTTGGCCGAGCACCGCGACTATCCTTTTTTGCGAGCCAGTCTTGACGGTTTCGGCGAAGGCATCGTGCTGGAGATTAAGTGTCCTGGCGAGGCTGATCATAAGTTAGCCATGTCTGGTAGCGTCCCGAGCAAATACTATCCGCAGCTTCAACACCAGTTGCTCGTGACGGGCGCTCGTTGTGCGCATTACTATTCGTTCGACGGTCAGCGTACGGCGTTGGTCGAGGTTGCACCGGATCATTCATATATGGAGATCCTACTAGGAGAGCTTATAGCTTTTTGGGAGTTGGTTCAGACCGAGCAGCCACCCGAAAAGACCGACGGCGACTATAAGCCGCTGCGCTTCAAGGGCGCGGCGCAGTTAGAGCGCGACTATTTTGCAGGCGCAGTCGAGGCTGACGCAGTGTTATCAAAAATACCTGATAAATCCTTGGCATATCGCCTGGGATCTTTACGTATAGAAGGGGACCAAATTGTCGTTAGATCAAAGATTAGTGAGTGCGGCGTCTAAATTTACTTCTCTCACACAGTGGGCCAAGTCCGATCGAGTGACCTATCAAATGGCGCTAGATATGGAGGTGCATCGTAAAATAGGCGAGCACCTTGGATGGGAAATGCAGGATAGGCGGAGGTCGAAAAAAATCGATGACGCTGATTTTGAAATTGCAAAATTTCTTATTCAACATAATGCGCCTCGGGATCTTGTAGTCATAGCAATGGAGAGGCTGAAGTGATTTGGTTCAGCCTAGATTGGCTTGACATTAGTGTGTTGTCGTTACTGTTTTTAATAGAATTTCATTGGATTAGGGCCATTTTATATGCTTTCTAAAATCACAAAAGGCGTCATATCTCAGCCTCATTTGATCATGTTGACCGGCGTTGACGGCATCGGCAAAACGACGTTCGCGGCCAGTGCGCCTGCGCCCATTTTTCTTGGGCCAGAGTCGGGATCAAACCAACTTGATGTGACGCGGTTTCCTGCGCCGCAAACTTGGGATCAAGTGCTGCAAGCGGTGCGCGAGCTTACGACCGAGCCGCACGAGCTTCAAACCCTCGTGATCGACTCGGTTGACTGGTTGGAGCCGATTCTATTTGAGTCGATTTGCTCGGACGCATCGGTCGCCAACATTGAAAAGGTGGACGGCGGCTATGGCAAGGGCTATGTCGAGGCCGTGCGGCGTTGGAAAGAGCTGATCGGTATGCTCACGACCCTGCGCGAAAAGCGCAAAATGAACGTGATACTGATCGGCCACGTTGAGGTGGCCAAGCACTCCGACCCGACGCTCGGTGTTGATTATGATCGCTACGCTCTCAAACTGAATAAGAAAGCGGCGGCGATTCTTCGCGAGTTTGTCGATGCTGTCTTGTTCTGCAAATATGAGACATTCACGAAGCGCGACGGTCAAAAGCATCGTGCGGTTGGCGACGGAGCGCGCGTCATGTTTACCGAATGGCGTCCGGCGTTTGACGCAAAGAATCGTTTTGGTTTGCCCTTCAAAATGGCCCTGAGTTGGACCGAGTACGACGCGGCGATCAAGAAACCAGCAAGCAAAACTTTGGATGAGATCCACGCGGAGCTAAAAGAATTGGTGGCACAGATCGGCGACGATGTGCTGCGCAAGGTGGTGGTCGAGAGCGTGACGAAGGCGGGGGATGATCTGGTCAAACTGACGGCGATCAAGAATCGAGTGAAGGTGAGGCTTGGAGAATGAAAAAGTTAATTATATGACAGATAAAATCGAGCGCATCGAAGCGCGTATTGAAATGTTAGAGGAAGTGATCAAGGATTTAAAGTCACAGTTAAATGACCTTTATATCGATCAAGAGCAACAAGAACACAACGAGCTGGTTAATGCTCACAAAGGGGATTGGATATGATCGCAGCGGGTAAATACACGGCACGGGTGGCAGACTATGGCGTACGTGTCGGCGAGACTGGCAGGCCAAGTCTTGTGGTGCGTTTTCAAGTGGACACGGAATCGGTTTTCTGGCGCGGTTTCTTCACCGAGAAAACCATGGAAATCACGACCAAGGCGCTGCACGCCATGGGCATGAAAACCGATCAGCTCGACCTACTGGCCGAGGGTCCGTCGTCGGGCGTTCTTAACCAAGACTTAGACATTTCAATTGTGGTTGAACACGAGGAGCGCGACGGTAAAAAATACGCGTTCGTGCGCTGGGTCAACGAACCATCGATTGGCGGTATTAAGAATTGCGTGAGTCGCGTCGAGGCCACCCAACTTTTCGCAGGCATCTCATTCGCGGCTAAAGCGCGGGTTGATGACATTCCGTTCTAAAGACGGTATGATTTCTTCGAGCGTCTCGCTCGTCCGGTTTTAGGTTGGTCCCCGAAATCTGATGACGAGGCGCTCCCTTTTTTGGGGGACCAAATGCAGCTTAGAGACTATCAGGCGCGAGCCGTTGATGGAGTTAGGCAGCACTATGCGAACGGCGAAAAAAGGGTGCTTTTACACCTGGCGACGGGCGGTGGAAAGACCAGGGCCTTCAGTTATATGCTTATGCAAGCCGCCGAGCGTGGCCGCAAGTGTATCATGGTGGTTCGTGGGCGAGAGCTAGTGAACCAGGCTAGTCGCCGCTTGTCCGAATCTGGCGTACACGATCACGGCGTAATGCAAGGCAACCACTGGAACTATCGACCGAGCGCGCCGATTCAAATTTGTTCGATCGACACCTTGCGAGCGCGCGGCATTTACCCCGAAGCCGACTTCGTGGTGATCGACGAATGCCACTACGCTGGCAGCAAGTCGTTCCGCGACTTCATTGATCGTTATCCTAACGCATATATTTTGAGCGTGAGCGCCACGCCGCACGTCAAGGGCGGGCTTGGGTTTTTGGCATCAAAGGTGGTTTATCCGATCTCGATTCAGGACTTAATGGATCAGGGCTATCTTGTGCGGCCACGATATTTTGCAGTGCCGAGCGATCTTGACCGGAGCGCGCTAAAGATCGATTCAAAAACCAGAGATTATACCAACAAATCCGCAGGCGAGGCGGTTGAAAAGGCGCATATCTGCGGCGACGCGATCAAGCACTATAAGACACACGGAGGGAGCCGATCGGCGATTTACTTTGCTGTGAGTGTTGAGGCCTCGGTGCGGGCTTGTCTCGACTTTAACGCTGCGGGGGTATCGGCGGCGCATATCGACGCCAAGACACCGCAAACAGAACGCGACGAAATCTTGGCCAGTCTAGAGGCCGGTAAAATAAAGGTTGTCACTAACTGTGGCGTCCTCACGACGGGCGTTGACATACCCTGCGTGGGCGCAATTATTTTGGCGCGACCAACGGCGTCGTATAATCTTTTTATTCAAATGATCGGACGTGGCACTAGGCCATACCAGGGAAAAGATGACTTTCTGGTTTTCGACCATGCGGGGAACATTGGCGAACACGGCTTTATCGAGCACGAGCGCAAGTGCTCGCTGGAAGGCAAAGAACCGCAGGAAACCAAAGTCAAAACGGTGACTTGTGAGAAATGCTATGCGGTGTTTGAGCCGCGAAAATCGAACTACGTTTGCCGATCCATCATGAACGACGCTGTTTGCGGGCACGACAACGCGCCAAAGCGCAACGAAAACAAAAAAAACCGCGAGATATTCGAGGACAAAACAATCGAGCTTGTCGAAATCACAAAAATAGACAAGTTTTATGGAGCTAAAAACATCATAGACCGCAGTATAGAAATAATTGTCGCCAAGAAATACCGCGCTGGTCGCCTCTATTACATACTCCAAAAGAAGTATGGCGAGGACGGTGGCGCAGAAATCTGGGCTAAAAATAAAAAATATATTTATGCCCAGCTCGCCGCAAAAGGATGGACAGAACCGCCGAAGGTCGCACGATCTACTCGTGCAACAGATAGTGCTGGCGCTGTCGCAGACTGGGATATGTAGGGTTTGGGAGCAACCAACCGGTGCCGCCTATCGCGACGGCGCGTTGGTCCGATACGGCGTCATCGGCAGCGCCGACATCTCTGGCATCCTCGTCGGAGGCAAGCGCCTTGAGATCGAGGTCAAGACTGGCCGCGCCGTCCAAGAGCCGCGCCAAGTGAAATTTATGAATATGATCAGGGCCATGGGTGGCCACTACTTTGTCGCGCGCTCGATCGACGATGCCGTGAAAGCGGTTTACTCTTTTGCGAAAATAGGCCAAAATGTTGTCAAAGATGGGGACCACAAATGATTCAAGACGCACTCGGTCAGATGGCCAAGTTAGGTTATAAATTGTCAAGCCTTACGCTTGACAACAAGATTCACCGATTCGATGGCAAATCAAAGTTGAGCGCCTGGTATATTGGTTTCCAGAACCATTCGGTCAAGGGCGGCGAACCGTATGTTGTCGTCAACTTCGGCGATTTCAACGGTGGCGAAAACCATACGTTCAAGCCAGGCAAGTTGGCCAAGGCCGACCAGACGGCGATCGCCGAGCAGATCGCGGCCAACGCCAAGCGGGCGGCTGAGGAAAAGGCCAAGGCGAACGAGGAAACCGCCAAGCGGGCCAAGGCGATCTTTACCGAGGGCGGGCCGATCACTGGTTATATGGAGCGCAAAAAGATCGCCGACCACTATGGCACGGGCACCGCGCCGGACGCCGACCTAAATCCGACGCTGATCATCCCCATGCGCGACATAGAGGGAGACATCTGGAACCTGCAAAGGATCTTTGACGACGGTAACAAGCGCCCGTTGACGGGTGGGCGCATCAGCGGCCTCATGCACATCATTGGCGGGCCGATCGAAAAGGTGGCCTACGTCTGCGAGGGATACAGCACGGGAGCATCGATCTATCAGGCAATTCAAAAGCCAGTGGTCGTCGCGTTCAATTGTCACAATCTTGTAAAGGTTGCTATCGAGTTAAGCAAAAAATTTCCTAGCACAAAGTTGACGATTTGCGGCGACGACGACGCTTTTGGCGAAAAGAACGCAGGCCGCGAGTGTGCCGAGGAAGCTGCCGAGGCGTCCTTGTCGATAGCGGTTTTCCCAAAGTTTAAAGACACCAAAAACCAACCAACCGACTTTAACGATCTACACTACGCCGAGGGATTGGCGGCGGTGAGCGATCAAATATTAGGTAAAAAACTAGAGGCCAAAGGTTTCTTGCCGCTAGGAATTGCTGGCGATAAATACTATTTTTATAACAAAGAAAACAGAATGGTTAGTTCGTTTTCTCAGTTTACAAAAACAAATTTATATCGCTTGGCACCAGAAAAATACTGGGCCGCACGCTACGGCTACGACGGGAAGTATGACACCAACCAAGTTGCCGACTTCCTGGTTCAGTTGTCGATGACCATCGGTAAATTTAACACGTCGCGGCTACGCGGTGCTGGGGTCTGGCTCGACGAAGGGCGGGTGGTCGTTAATTCTGGCGTAACGATCGATCAAGTTGAAGATTCAGATAGCTGGTATGTCTACACAGCCAGCGAAAAAAAGCTGCCACGGTCGGACGAGATATCTTTAACCGTTAGCGAGTGCTCCCTACTCGTCGATGTGTGTGAGTCGATCAAATGGATCGACGCTAAAAGCGGGCCGTTCCTGGCTGGCTGGCTCGCCGTCTCGCGCATTGCCGGCGCGCTCCCCGTTAGGCCGCACGCTTGGCTCACGGGTGGTGCAGGCACGGGCAAGACGACCGTCATGGGTTTTATCGAAACCTTGCTTGGTTCCCCAAACGGGCTTTTAAATGTGCTCGGCTCCTCGACCGAGGCGGGTATCAGACAGGCTGTTAAGGACTTGGCCATCCCCGTTATCTTCGATGAGTTTGAAACCACCGATCTACGCAGCTCGGAGCGCGTGAGGGCGATTGTCGATCTGATGCGCGCCTCGTGGAGCAACACGGGTGGCTCGCTTCTCAAGGGAACCGCCGAAGGTCAGTTTATTGAGTTTCGGGCCAACTTCGCGGCGCTGGTATCGAGTATCCGCGTGAACCTCGATAACGACGCCGACCGATCGCGCTTCACAATTCTTGAACTAGACCGCCACGGGGACGACCTGGCGCATTTTAACCAGCTTAAAGCGAGGTTAAAGAAAATAGACCACGCATACGGGCGGCGTCTTTTTGCGCGCATGGTCGGGCAGATCGACAATATAACCGCATCATACAACCTACTCCGCGACGAGATAGCCAAGCGCGCTTCGCAACGCTATGGCCAGCAAGTTGGGATGATCTTAGCTGGTTATCACGCGCTCAAAAGCGACAAGGCGTTGACCCAAGCCGAGGCCGTTGAACTGGCTCATGGCTTCGTGATCGAGGACGACGAGCTGCCGGAAAATGACGCGGTGGAGTTGCTCAAGTTTATTTTGTCGAGCAAAATAACCATAAGAAATTGCTCGTCAATAGTTGACATTTCGATAGGCGACGCAATTGAGCTACCGGCCTACCAGAACGACCTGCGCACCTATGGTTTTAAAAAAGAGCCGCATGTGTTATATGTATCGAACAGCCATGCCGAGGTAGCCAAGCTACTCCAGCACACGCGCTGGGCAAAAGAATGGTGGCGCACGCTACAGCGCCTTCCTGGCTCAAAAAAGAAACACATGAGATTTGGTTCGACACTACATCGCTGCACCGGAGTCATACTGAATGATCCGGAGCTCTCGACGGCGTAGCTGTTAACGCCTGTTAACGGTGTGTTAACGCTAATGTTAACGGTCCCAAAGGGCACAACCCCGCGGGATGTTTGACTTGTTAACGCTGTTAACGCTGTTTTTGCCCCCTATATATATATATATATTATATATTATATATCTAAAAAGCCTTGTATATCTATCCCCTACAATTAGCGTTAACAGCGTTAACAAGTCAGTTAGATCAAATGCTTAGGTGCTCAAGGCACCGTTAACAGCACCGTTAACACACCGTTAACAAACGCACTATATACAATAAATTCAACAACTTCTGGCGTTAACACGGGAATTAGACCCCCCTCAACCCCCAAAACTCGACCCATCGGCGACTCACAGCGTCGATTCTGGCGCGCCAGGACCATCGATTTTTGGTGTTCTGTTGACTGCGAAGGATTGTTCGGCTGCGTCGCTATAGACCCCCACCGCTATTTTGCCAGAACTAAAAACGGTTCGACGAACGATTTGTTCTTGCATCTTCGATTGAAAACGGTATAATGAAACCCACAAATGGAGACACCGAACATGATCAACGAGAACAGATCGGCAGAAATCAAGGCTGCCAAAAAAGCAAAT